TTTACACCTCGTAAAAGTGCAATGTACTTTTCCAATAGTGATACCTTCTTTCAAATTTTATATTATCAATAGTATATCACATAGGCATGACAATCTGTTTAAGCATATTTAACACTACTTCGTTTCTCCGATTTTCAAGGATAATTCGTCGTATCAAAGCTCATTCATAAGTAATAAATTAGTCACAATATAATGAAAAAAACGAATTGATATATAAAGGACATGTGACTTTAGGTGTCAGTCTTAGAAAGTTAAATCAGTATAAATATAAAAAGACTGAAATACCGCCTATTAAAGAAGTTCCTACTGGAAATGAGGATGCTGTTTGGCTTGAGCCAACTCTTGTATGTACTGTAGAGTATATGCCAAATGACAGAGGATCTTTAAGGCAACCAGTATTAAAAGGCATTAGAG